AAGATATTTTTGACACCGTTATTCTTTTGGAGTAGCGGTTGTCCTAAAGTTACTTATAACAGCGGCGCTTTGAGAAGGGTTTTAAGCTTGCTTAAAGTGCTAGTTAAGCGAAGTGCCGCTGTTAAGGCGGAATGTCGAAGGCATTTCGGCTTAACTCCTATATGTAAACACCATCTATAAACACCAATAAAATAAACACTTTACGCCATGAACATCGGAAGATACGTCGAAATGTATTCCGAAGATTTAAAATTAAAAAACTATTCTTCGAATACAATTGAAAATTACAAATCACAAGTTGCAGCTTTCTTAAAATACTTTAATCATGTTGCAACGAAACCATCTGAAATATCAGAAATGCAAATAAAACAATGGTTGCTTCTGGCTAATTCAATTAATGGAAGAAAACACAGAATTTCAGCAGTTAAACTATTTTATAAGTTAACCGGAAAGCAACCATTAAAATTCAAACATATTGAATATCCTAGAAGTGAAAAAAAATTGCCACAAATTATTGAAAAGCAATTTCTCCTGGATAAGATTGAAAAAATTGAGAATAAAAAACACAAAGCAATTTTGGCTTTAGCATATTCAACCGGAATGCGAGTAAGTGAAGTTTGTAATTTAAAGCAAAGTGATATTGATTCTAAAAGAATGATTATCACCATCAGACAATCCAAAGGTAAAAAAGATAGGATTGTGGCTTTATCACCAAAGGTTTTAGAAATACTTAGAACCTATCACAAAGTTTACTGGCCAAAAGAATATGTTTTCAATGGTCAATTCGATTTAAGATATTCAGAAAGAAGCTGCAACCAGATAGTAAAGCAGTATTTAGGAAAAGAATATCATTTTCACTTGCTAAGGCATTCAAACGCTACAGCATTATTAGAAGCAGGAACCGATTTAAGAATTATACAAAAACATTTAGGGCACGCATCGAGTAAAACGACAGAAATTTATACACATGTATCAACTGCAACTTTACAAAATATGAATTTGCCGATTTAAAAATAATTTTAAAAAATAAAAAATCATGAAATCATTTAATAAAAAAATTGTAACAGTTTTTACAGATGGAAAACATCATAAAGTAATGCTTCCTTCTGGTGAAATTATTCCACATTTAGTTGAAACAATAACTACAGATAATGTTGAATTCTCTAAAGTTACTATGACAATGATATGTAATGTAGTAGAAACTAAAGAAGAAGCTTTAAGTAATTATTCAAAATCAGAATAAACCTATGCAACCAACAACCGAAATGCTTTCTTCAGTTCCATTCCAATACGCGCTTGATGTAAAATCTGGTAAACTTCCTGTTGGAAATCGCATCAAGCAAGCAGTAGATCGTTTTTTCTCCTGGATTGAAACTGCTGAAAAAGATGGTTTTGTTTTGGACCATGCTTCTGGAATGTTTGCAGTAGATTTTTTTCCTCAATTCATTAATCATACCAAAGGAAAATTACAACGTCAACCGTTATTGTTAGAGCCATTCCAACAATTCACTATGTACAATGTATTTGGATGGAAAAATTCCGAAGGTTTACGCCGCATTCGTACCGTATATGATAAACGTGCAAAGAAAAATGGAAAATCAGCAGAAATGGCTGGCTTAGCATTATATTGCATGTCAGTAGATTTCGAAATGGAAGCTGAAGTATATGTTGGTGCAACAAAAGAAGATCAAGCGCGAATCTGTTGGAAGCAAGCGGCACAATTTATACAATCACCTGCGGCAAATCCATTATTAAAGCAATTAGGGTTCGAAGTATTGCAAAAAACCATTAAATTCAAGCCTACAGCTTCAACTATGATGCCTTTGGGTGGTGATTCTACTACACAAGATGGAATTAACTCACATCTAGCAATTATCGATGAATATCATGCTCACAAAGATGATGGTGTGAAAGAAAATCTAGAATCATCATCAGTACAAAGAAGCCAGCCGTTAACATGGCATATTACAACGGCTGGAACCAACACTTCTTCGGTTTGTAAATACTATGAAGATTCAGTTATTGAAGTTCTAGAAGGTCGAAATGTAGATAATCACCTTTGGATAATGATTCACGATTTAGATCCTGGTGATGATTGGCAAGATGAAAAGAATTGGTACAAAGCCAATCCATTGTTAGGCAACGGATTAGATATAGAAAACATCAGAATCGAATTCATTAAAGCAATGAATCAACCTTCTAAAATTCCAAATTTTAAGACAAAACACTTAAACATGTGGGTTGATGGTGAATCAATCTGGATTCCAACAGAAATATGGAAACAAAACAAAGTTGAAAACCTTTCATTAGAAAAATTTGAAAAGTTTGGTTCGTATGCTGGTCTAGATTTATCTTCCATTGCTGATATTACAGCATTTGTAATTTTATCAGAACCAGATGAAGAAGGAATCCAATACGTTAAACCATTTCTCTTTTGTCCAGAAGAAAATGTGGACCGTAGAAGTAAAAATGATGGTGTTCCATACCGATATTGGATTGATGCTGGTTACATGATTGCAACACCAGGAAATAGAGTTGACTATAATTTTATTCTTACAAAAATAAAAGAAAATTATCAGCGTTATAATATTCAGCGAATAGAAACCGATCCATGGAACGCATCTTCTTTAGTTTCCAATATGATGGATGAAGGAATCAATGTTTCTGAACTTTCACAAATAATGTCAAGATTAAATCATCCAACAAAGATGTTAGAAAAATTAATCTACGATGGAAAAATAAAACACGATGGAAATCCAGCAATGGAATGGATGTTGGCGGCTTGTGTTCCGATTGAAGATTCTAAAGGAAATATCATGATTTCCAAAAAAGAAAGTCACAAACATAAAAAACGTATCGATGGAATAGCAGCTTTAGTCAATGCCTTAGCTGGCCATTTATCAGAACCAGAAGAAACAAACGAATCCTATTATAATAATCCTAACAATATTTTCGAATGCTAGACAAAATTTCACCTGAAGAAAACGTGCTACGATTAGAAATCATAGCTTTAGAAAAGAAAATAGAATTGATGCAGCAACTCGCTTCAACATCTGGATTCTTTGAATATTACTTCAAATTAATTTCAAAAAAACCTAACAGGCGTGAAGCATTCGAATCGGCAAACGAAACCTATTTCGAGTTATTCAAAAAATACCGATATTCTAACTATGATACGTTCAGACAAGTAATAAGTGCAAACTATAAAAAAACCAAAACAAAATGAAAAAACTATTAATCATTATCTTTACCTTCGCTATAGCATTAGTAACATCAATTTTACTAGATTGGGAATTTATTGCAAAAAATTACTTTCGAACCGGATTAGTAATTTTATTTATCCTTATAGAAATCGCAATTGGATATTTCGCTTTTAAATATGAACTAAAACCAAAACAACATGAATAAATTAGAAGCAAAATTTGTCACGAAAGATGATTTGAAAGATTTTTTTGATAAGCAATTCCCTTCTAAAGAAATTTCTTTTAATACAGAACGTACACAATGGAAAATTGTATTTTCACTTAATGATGAAAAAGAAGTTATGGAATATTGGCACAATAAGGGTTTTTATAGGTTTTCGAATCTAACTTTAAAATTTGAATTATAGCTATAATGAGTTTATAAACTTTGTCAACTTTCTTTACAAACATTTAAAAAAGCACCATCTACTTTTACATAGAAATTTAAAAAACTATGTCATTGTTAGAAGGTGCTTTTTCTGAAATGTCTAATGCTACACAAAAAAGAAGTGCAGCAACCAGTACTTCGTTGTTTAACGAGGTATTTTCCTTTTTCGGTGGAGCAACAGCACAGGGTAAAATTTCTACTTCCAACTTTAAACCATCACTAAAATTAAGTGCGGTTTATGATGCTGTAAATCAAATTTCTAGTGATGTGGCTAAAATTCCTTTTGGAGTGTATCAAAAAGAAGGTGAAAGCCGTTTGCGTATGGCTTCACATCCAGTAGATTTTCTAATTTCTAAAGAACCTAACTTCTACATGACTTCTTTTGTAGAACGTAAAATGGTGATTATATCGCTTTTACTTCGTGGGAATTCTTTGCAAATCATCAAATCATCAAATGCTGGTTTGCCTACAGAATTTGAGTTCGTAAACTGGGATGATGTAACCGATATTCGTAAAAAAGATGGTGATCTATTATACTACATAAAAGGTTACGCAAATCCTTTCTTATCATCTGAAGTTATTCATCTTAAAATGTTTACTCACAATGGTGTTATAGGAATTTCACCAATTACTTATGCGGCACAGCAGTTGAATATTGCTGTAGAAATACAAAACTTCTCTGGAACCAATTTCGAAAACAAAGGTGTTAGAAATGGTGTAATTGAAACCGATAAACAAGTTCCTAACGGAAAAGCAGCAATAATTCAAGGCTGGCGTAATGCAATGGCAGAAAAATCCGCCGATAGAATTGCGGTTTTAGATGATGGCTTCAAGTTTAAACCAATCAACATAACACCACAAGAAGCGCAAATTGTAGAAATGAGCCGTTTCTCTATAGAAGATATTGCGCGTTGGTTCAATATGCCATTACATAAAATTAAATCAATGGGTAATTCAACCAACAATAATATTGAGCAACAAACTCTTGACTATGCTGTTGGAACTATTCATCCATACATAACAAACTTAGAACAGGAATATTCTAAAAAACTATTCACTACTAGAGAAAAAAACACTGGTTTCTACATTAAAGGAAACCTTAATGTATTGCTTCGTGCAGATATCGCTGCTAAGGGTGAATTTTATTCTAAAATGGTGCAATCTGGTATTTATTCAAGAAACGAAGTGCGTTCACTAGAAGATATGAATCCAGGAAGTGAATTCTTAAATGAACACTTAACACCTGTAAATACTTACACAGAAACGCAATTAATTAATAATCTTAAACCTACTGGTGATGGAACAAAATAAAATAATTACACGTGATGTAGTTTTAGAAATTAGAGAATTAACTCCTGCAATGATTGAAAATCGTGAAGCAGAATTTGTTATTTCTTCTGAAGCAGTTGATACTTATGATACAGTATTTGTTGCCGATGGTGCTGAATTTGAAAGATACAACAACAATCCTATAGTTGCTTATGGTCACAGAACTTGGTCTGATGATCCAGATATGATTTTGGGAACTTCAACAGTAAGACAAGAAGGAAAATTGACAATAGGAACAGTAAGATTTGAAGATGCTGAAACTAATCCTACTGCTGAAAAAGTTTTCAAAAAAATTCAAGCAGGAACTTTACGAATGGCTTCTATTGGTGCTAACGTAAAAGAATGGCGTTATGGTGATGCTCAAAATGGTGAAAACCCTGGAGTGGTTTATTTCACACGTTGGGAGTTGTTAGAATGGTCTATTGTTCCAATTGGTTCTAATAAAGATGCTTTGGTAAGAATGGAGCAAGATGTGCAAGAAATGCGCACAGCTTTAAGTCCTGTAGTAGATGAAGAAGTTCTTACCGGAATGTCAGTTCGTGAAGCGCAATTGCAAATCAATAAAAACTTATTATAAAAGAAAAAGGGCTGAAAGTCTTTGAAGCTCAATGTTTAATTAATTATAAATCTATTTTAAAATGAAAAAGTCTGCGGAATTAAGACAAGAGCTTAACGGATTAGTAAGCTCGCAGGAAGCAATAGCGAATAAGGCAGAAGCCGAAACTCGTTCATTGACTACTGAAGAAGGAACAGCTTTTGATAATTTGCAAAAGCAAATTACTGAAAAGCGAAAAGAAGTAGAACGTGCTGAACAGCGTGAAGAAAATCTAAGATCTGTTTCTGGTGGTGATGGAACTTCTGTAGTAGAAGATGAAGTTCCAACAGAAAAAAGAAAAGCATTTTCTTTGAACAGAGCTATTCGTTCGTTAGTGCAAGGTGTGCCTTTAGAAGGTGCAGAATTAGAAGCGCACCAAAGAGGTGTAAAAGCAACACGTGAAGCAGGAATTGGAGTTGCTCCATCTTCTTTCGTGTTGCCAATGTTTGAAACTCGTGCTGCTGGTCAGACAGTAACAGAAGATTCTGGTGCTTTTGGTGGAAACACTGTTGCTACAGAATTACGTGATCCAATTGATTACTTACGTCCAATGCCGATTGTAGAATCACTTGGTGCAGTTTTCTTAACTGGTTTATCTGGAAACGTTCAATTTCCTAAAAACAATGGTGGTGTAACTGCTTCTTGGGAAGGTGAAGTAGATGAAGTAGCTAATACTAAAACTGCTTGGGGAAAAATCGAAATGGCTCCTAGAAGATTGGCTGTTTCTGTTTTGGTTTCTTTACAAAACTTAGCGCAGTCTAGTTTTGATATGGAAGTTTACACTATGAATGAAATCCGTAAAGCAATCGAGAATGAAATCGATAAAGATGCTTTAACAGGAACTAAAGGTGTATTAAATGCTTCTGGAACTAATACAGTTGCTATTGGTACAAATGGTGGTCCATTGACTTTTCCAAAAGCAATTGATATGGAAACTGAAGTTTACGTTGACAATGCAAATGGTGCGCGTATGAACTATGTTTCTAACTCTAAAGTTAGAGGTAAAGCAAAACAAACAGTTCTTGAAGCTGGTCAAGCTAGTTATTTGTTGCAAAACAACGAAATCAATGGTTATCCATTTGCTACTTCTAACCATATTCCTTCTAACTTAACTAAAGGAACTTCTTCTGGAGTTTGTTCAGCAGTTATTTTTGGGGATTTCTCTAAATTGGTTATTGGTCAATGGGGTTTTATGGATTTATCTGTAGATGATAAATCACGTAAAAAAGAAGGTTACATCGAAATCACTGCAAACGTGTATTTAGATTGTGCATTGTTAGAGCCAACAGCTTTTACTGTTTGTAAAGACGTTACAACTGCTTAATTCTTTTTAAGAAATGGCAAAGAATAATGATACTGCTGCATCAAAAAAAGATGCAGCAGTTATTAAAGTTAGATTTTTAGTATCTCCAACAAAGAGATTTAATTTAGCTTATAGTGCTAACGACGAAGCTGAATTCGATAAAAATCAGGCAACTGAAATGATTGAACTTGGCTATGCCGAAGAAGTAAAAGAATAAATTTCAACACAATTACAATGGCTACAAATATTAGTTATATTCCTGGAACTGATGCAAGTTGTTTAACTTTAGCAGAAGCTAAAAAACAACTTCGTGTAGATGCTTCTTTCGAAGAAGAAGATGAATTAATTCAAAGCTATATCGATTCTGCACAAGTAGAATGCGAAAACTTTATCAATCGTGCTATTGGTAGAAGAAAAATGGTTATTGAATTGGCTTCTTTTGAAAATCCTTTTCTTTTTTCTGCTAATTATGAAAATGATACAGTAGATAAAATTGAGTATTACGATAAAGCAACAAACGCGATTCAAACATTAGATGCAGCAGAATACAAACTAAGAACTTCTTCTGTTGTAAATTGTAAAGAGATTAAATTCTTAAATACGCTTCCAGAAATAGCATTACGCGATGATGCTGTAATTATTACAATTCAACAAGGTTTTGAAGTTGCCGATGTGCCTACACCGATAAAACAAGCGATGAAATTATTAATTTCTGATTCGTATGAACGTCGTGAAGATCGTGGTGAAGTTGGTTACAACACTGCAGCACATGCAAAATTAAGACCATACAGAAAATACTAATGGAAAAGAAACCATTTATAGGGCAAATGGATAGACTGATTCAGATTATTGAAAAAGTCAAAACCAAAAATTCAGTTTCAGAAGTTATTACTACTGAAAACGTTCTTTTGGAACCATGGGCAAATATGAAAGATGTTTCCGGTAGTGAAGATGTTGAAGGTAAAATTAGGCATTTAGTAAATAGAACTTATACGATTCGTTACAATCTTGTGGTAAAGGAAAAAAGTAACAAATTAGTTATAAACGATGAAGGAACTCGTTTTGAAGTGCTTCACGTAATTGAAATTGGTAGAAAATCACATTTAGAAATAAGAGTAAAAGCTTATGAGTAGTGTAGCAGTAAATGTAGAAGGATTTGATAAGTTGGTGGCTCAAATTAGAAAGCTAGCCAACGATAAAGATAAGCGACGTGAAATGCTTATTCTTCTTCGTCAAATTGCAAATCCTACATTGAAAGCGGCGAAAGTCTTTGCTCCAGTTTCTATAAGAAAACACAAAGCGCGTGGTAAATTAATTGCACCTGGAAACCTTAAAAAGTCGCTTGGTACAATTACAGGAAAAAGTGAGAATCCAACAATATTAGTTGGTCCTCGTGCTAAAGGTTCTTTTGATGGTTGGTATGGTCATTTTGTGCATGATGGTGTAAATGTTTATAACAAAGGTTACAAACGTAAAAGAGTAAGAGGAGCCAACAGCAAAGCTGCAATAAGCAGAACAGCAGGAAATCCTTTTTTAACAAAAGCCTACAATGCAACTAATGGCACTGTAACAGCCGATGCAGAAAAAAGATTTGTAGCATACATCCAACGTAGAGTTGAAAAATTATCATAATTATGTTTGAACAGGCTTCTATAGACTTAGTTAATTATCTTGAATCTAGCACAGATTTTACATCTGTAATGGAACATGATGGTCAGGTAAATCTTTTTCCTATTATAGCTTTAGAAGATACAGTTCTTCCTTTAGCAACTTATATGGTAGGTGAAGTGTCACCAATGACTAAAGAAGTACAAAACCTTTCAATCACATTAATGTTATGGTTTTCTACAGAAAAATATTTAGAGTGTTGTCAACTTACTGACAAAATGATTGATTATATAAGCGAACGTTACCAATTCACTGCATCATCAATCGAATTCAATGAAGAAAGTTTTACTTATTCAGGAGTGATCAATTTTAATTTAATTTAATACCATATAAAAAATGGCAAGTACAATTTATCAAGGTAAAAATTTGAGATTCAAATTTGATGGAAAAACGCTTTTCCATGCCACAAGCTGTAGCTTAGATATTTCTACATCGTTAGAAGAAATCGCTACTAAAGATACTGATGGTTCTGTATCAACACCAGGGAATTATGCTTGGAGTTTATCTACAGATGCTTTGGTTGCTAATTTACCAGCAGGTAACACTACTGGAGTTGCTTTTGCAACTTTGCTAGATACACAATTAGCAGGAACAGCAATCGATGTAGATTTTACAACAGATGAAACAGGTGACTTTGTTTATTCTGGTCAAGTGTATATCGAAAACACTTCTATTCAAGCAGAAGTTGGTTCTAGTGCAAAAGGTTCTTTTTCTTTCAAAGGAAATGGAAATCTAACTAAAACTATTGTAACTTAATGGATGCAGTAGTTCAAATAACAATTGGCAAAAATACTTTTAAACCAGCTTTTGGTTTAAAAGTATTTCGCGAATTGGGAAGGCACTGGAAAAAAGAAACTTTGAATGAAGTTATCCAGGAATTGCAAGTTTTAGAAAACTTAACAGATGGTACTATTCCTTTAAAGGTTTTAGATATTATCTACGATCTACTTTTTTATTCCTTTAATTCTAATCCTGCTAATAGAAAATTAGTTGGAATGAATGAACTAGAAGATTTGCCATTTGATAAACTTATTGAAATAGTTACACAAGTAGCTGCTGCAATGGGTGAATCAATGCCACAGCAACCAGTAGAAGAAGAAAAAAAGTAGATAGCTCTGAAAGTGATACTCAGAGCAAACCTTTAACTTGGGATGAACTCGAAGAACTGGCGTGTGGCCAGATAGGATTGAAACTAAATTACTTTTATTCGCTTACACAAAGACAATTTGCCAACATTGTTAATGGATATAGAAAAAAAGAAGATTACCTATCACGTGAAAGATATGTAATTATGCGTAAACTAATGTATGCTTCGCTATCGCCATACCTTGGTAAAGGTGTAAAAGAAGTAGATCTATTGCCGTTTTCATGGGAAGAAGCAATGATAAAAGAATTTACATTAGAAGAAGAAAAAGTAATGCAAGATGAAGTAGAAAAAATAAAAAGTTTCTACGAATCTTGGGACAATAAAAATGCGAAAGCATAAACAAAACATTCTATTTTTTTTCCATGATTTAGAATTTTGTTGGTTAATTTGTTTGAAGAAAGCTCTTAGAAATAAGAGCTTTTTTTTATACATAAAAATAAACTTTGTCAACTTTCTTTACAAAGTTTGCTAATAGCAAAATCTACTTTTACTTATCCTAAAATAAGTGAAAGTTACATGGGTTTAGCTCAAATAAATATTCGTTTCAAAGCTGATTTATCTGGTTTTTCTAGTGAAATGCAAAACGTTTCTAGATCAATGCAGTCTGTTGGTACGAAAATGAGTGAGCTTGGTAAAAGCATGTCGCTTTATGTAACTGGTACGTTATTGGCTGGTGGTGCTGCAGCAATAAAATTTGCAAGTGATTATGAAGAAAGTCTAAATAAAGTAAATGTTGCTTTTGGACCAGCTTCTGAATCGGTAAAAGCATTTGCAAAAGATACTTTAACTACAGCAGGAATTGCTGAAGGTTCTGCTTTAGATATGGCAGCAGGTTTTGGTGATATGGCTACTTCTATGGGTTTGCCACAAAGTGCTGCAGCTAAAATGTCAACTTCTTTAGTTGGTTTGGCTGGTGACTTAGCATCGTTTAAGAATATTGGAATAGATCAAGCAAATACTGCGCTTGCAGGAATCTTCACTGGTGAAACAGAAAGCTTAAAAAAGCTTGGTATCGTAATGACTGAAGCAAACTTACAGCAGTTTGCTTATTCTAAAGGAATAAAAGTACAGATTAAAGATATGGATCAAGCATCGAAGGTGAATCTTCGTTATGCTTATATCATGGCTAATACTACCAATGCGCAAGGTGACTTCGTAAGAACTGGTAGTGGTGCAGCAAATCAAATGCGTGTATTTCAGGAATCACTTAAGCAATTAGCGCAACAATTTGGTTCTGTTATTCTTCCTGCTTTTACTAAAGTTATAACTTCTCTAAATGGTATGATAAAAGGTTTTAGTGATCTTTCGCCAGTATCTAAAACAATCATTGTAGCGGTAG